GGCCCTTCCACTTGGCGGTGATCGTCACCACGCCCGCAGCGGGCGACGCGGTGAAGACACACGACACGTCGGCGTTGATGACGGCGGCGAGGGCGGTCGCCATGGTGGCGATGGCGTCACCGGAGGCGACGGAGATTTCGTACTTTTTGCCGAGGATGTAGACTCGCCAGACGCCTTGCGAGGACGCCACGCCGACGAAGGTGATGGTGTAGGCTTTGGCCGTGGTGCCGTCGGCGATGGGGAACCAGTCCACGGGGATGGGGGTCGAGCCCATTTCGGCGAAGAGGTTCACGGCCATCATGTGGGCCTGGGAACCGTAGCCAGCTAGTGCCGCGATGTCGTCGGCGGTCGTGATTCCGGTCACGGCGATATTGTTGACGGGCGTCTTGGCGGCGAGGTACTGACCCAAAAGGGCGATCCTCTGGCCAGCGGGGACGCGCCCATTTCGACGGTAGACGTTTTCAATGGCTACCGAAGAGGCGATGAGGTTGGCCGGGGTTGCGGCGAAGGTGATGGGCATGGTCTTCTCCTTTTATGCGTGGACGGTGTACAGACCGGCCCAGGCCGTCTTGTAGGGTGCAGTAGGTCCGCCGTTGGATTTGTCGGCGGTGACGGATACAGTCGTCAGCTGATTAAGCGGGATGTCCGTCGGGTCGTAGGCGTAGTCAACTTCAAAGGACCACGAGCCGGAGCACTCCCAAAGTTCGGCCCCCTCGGGCTGGGGACTCAGCGAGAACCGGCCCCAACGCTTGGCGGCCACGATACCAGGGGCAAAGCCTAGGTCATAAACGCTCTTCGCAAAAATAGCGCTTTTGATCTGTTCCTTGAGGTAGTACAGCCGGGCCATGGCTTTCTTATCGCCACCTTGGGCTGACGGGTCTTCGAGCCGGGCGGCGTACAGGTCGAAATTGATGGCCACGGTTGCCGATTCCTGGTCCCGGCTGGCGGTTCGGTTCGATGGGTTGAGCGCCGACACGTAGATATTCACCACGGGTCCGACAGCCAGTTCGTCGTCGTTCGGGGCGGTCATGCGGTCGCGCTCGGTTTTGAAACCGACGGTAGAATCAAAGACCAATTGCGCCGTGCTGTACGCGCCCAGGATGGTGACGAGGTTGTCGAGAAGCAGGTCGTCAAATCCACGGGCAAGCAACGGCATGTTAGCTCCTCTTTAGGTTCGTCAGGGTGTACACCCCGAGCGTCTTGTCAGCATCTTTCGAGTCGGCAGGAATGACATAGACCAAAGCCTCTCCGGCTATGTCGGTGACTCCAATCTTTCCTCCCTTCTCAGGTTCCTTCCCGGGCAGAAGGGTTTGAAATGTGCTCACGCGAAAACTAACCGATGCGAAATCACCTTTTATGGTCATTCCCGTGGTCATGCTTACGCCGAGCCCACGCCGGATGAACTGACCAACCAAGTTAATAGTTGACAAGCCGTCCGCCGTGGTGTAGGTCATGGACCTGCCGAAGCCATTGACCGAGTCCTCGAGGGTGAAGGCTAGGTCTGCTTCGGCGAGGGCCAGAAGGTTCACTTCTCTTCCCTGGCCTTGACGGGCTCGGGCTTGACCTTGATGATCTTGCCCTGCTTTTTGGCTTCCATCTTCTCGGCAACTTCGAGACTCACGGCACCAACGTGACCATTGGCGTACTCAAAACTCACAGTCTGTGCGGACATCGTTTTCTCCTTGGAAAAGCGCCGGAGCCCGAAGGCCCCGGCTAGAATCAGTTGACGACCTTGATGGCCAACTGGGGAAGGGCATACCCGGCGTTCGCCCGATAGTCAGCGATACCAACCCAGGTCTTGGTCAAGTTCTTGTTGATCAGCCGCGTCCGGGCATTCTGGCGCATGCTGAAAACGAAGGGCTTGACGATCTGGTTCGTGGCCAACAGATACCAGTCGTTCGCATCCACGGCGTCCAGACGGGCGTCACCGTAGACCTTGAACTTGCCGCCGTACGGGTTGTATGACTGGGCGCTCGACACGGTAGGGTCGAAGCCGGAGTTGACCAGACGGTCAAACTTGGGCTTGAGAGCCACGGGGCAGACGATGGTGTCGGGGAGGATGTTCAAGGGCTCCCCCGCTTCGTCGACGAACTTCGCCATGGTGGCCACGTTGGTGTCGATGTCGGCGGCGATCTGGGCCAGGGTGGTCCCGGTTCCGCCCGCGAGGTTGTCGTTGACCCGGACGCCCGAGGCGTCGGAGAAGAACGCGATGCCGTCGTAGGCCAGGCCAGTGGTGCCGTTGTTCAACAGGCTCACCATGAGCTTTTCCGGGTGGACGCCGATGCGCTCGGCCAGCATGGCGGGAATCAGCTCGAAGGACCCGGTCTGGTCATCCTCCCAGTCGTTCTCGTCCATGGGGACGGACACCTGCCAGTCCTTGTTCCTCAACGTGTAGTTGAAGTCCTGGAGCTCCTTAACGTTCGCCTCTCCGATCCATTCCTGGACGATGGGCATGGACCCGAGCCATCCGAGTTTTTCATAGGCCCCGGTCGAGCGGATCATGAGGGCCAGGGACATCAATCCCGGGTTCATGCTCCGCGCTTGGAGAAACTGCATCATGGCCGCGCCGAAGGCGGCGTTGAGCCCTTTCTCAATTACGGTGGGTGAAAGTGCCATTTTCAGCTCTCCTTAAATCTTCTGACAGGCCCGGAGGTCGATCAGGACATACCCGGTTTTGAAGTCCAGGGCATAGAAACCCAGGGTCTTCGATCCGGCCGTTTTGGTGATCAGCTGGTCATCCGCAATGTAGAACGGCAAGCCGACGTCGGTCTGAGCGGCACCCGAGAAGGGGAGCCACACTTTGCCCCTCTTGAGGCGGCCACGCATGGCAGTCGAGCCCATGGCGTAGGCGTCGTCGCGGATTCCGTCCTGGTAGACCCCGGTCACGATACCGGCAACGGGCAGGGCCGCGACGTCGGTGGGCTTGGTGGCGTACCCCGAGGTCAGAACCAGGAGCCCGCCACGATAGTACGTGACGCTCGCGGTGAAATAGGGGCTGATTTCTTCGACTTCGCCGACCCACTCAAGGGTCTTGCGGGAAGCGGTGAGGTTAGCCATGGCTTACGCCTCCTTCATGGCAGGCGCGGCGGCCTTGCCTTTCTTGTACTCTTCCATGGTCATGCCAAAGAGCTTGGCGGCCTGGATGTCTTCGGCGTCGGTATCTCCGCCCAAAGCGGCGGGAGCGGCGCTGGCGACGGCAGGCGGGGTATCGTTGGCCTTGGCCTTGGGGCCTTTGGCGGCGGCGGCGCTCAACTGGCTGGCGACCTGGGCGTAGGTCTTCCCGGTTGCCTTGGCTTCCTGAGCAATGGCGGCACAAGCCGGGCTCACGTCCGTCCATGCGTCAAGCTCTTCGTTCCGGTCTTTTTCGGCTTTGATCCCCTGCGCCGTGAACTGACTCTCAGCCAGCGCATACAAGGCAGGATTTTCAGCCTTCAATTCTTCAAGGGTGGTCATCTTTGCACTCCCCTTTTTGTTGCTGGCCGGAGGTCCGGCCGCCACGGCAACGCCGGGCTTTTCAATCTTGACTTGTGCGGCGGGCCTCATGAGGTCCACCAAGGCGGCGACGCGTCGGGGACTGTCCCCGCCTTCGTATTCAGCCACCAGTTTTTTGGCATCGGCAAGGGCCGCGCGGGCGGTCTTCACGGTTTCAGCCTTTGCATTCTGGTCAGGGGTGCCGACGATCTCATCAACGAAACCAGCATCGACCATTTCCTGCCCAAAAAACCACGTTTCGGCATCCATCAGAGCCTTGATTTCCTCGGCGCTCTTGCCTGTTTTTTTTACGTATGCGTCGGCCAGGATGGCGGAGAGTCCGTCAAGGACGGTCGCTTCGGCCCGAAGATCCTCGGCGGAACCCATGCCCATTCCCCATGCGTTATGGATCATCATGACGGCGTTGCCCTCGGCGATGATCTTGTCGGCGGCCAGTGGGATGTAAGATCCCATGCTGGCGGCTACGCCCATCAATCGAGCGGTTTTCTGACCGTCATAGTTTTTGATCAAGTTGAAAATCTCAAGGCCGTCGAAAACGAACCCGCCGACGCTGGAAAGTTGGATTTCCACGGCGTCACCTTTCGCGGCGGCGAGAGCTTCGCGGACCTGCTGGCCGGTCACGTCCCAGCCAATGACGCCGGAGATCGGGATGATGGTCATTTCTCGGTCCACTCGATGTCAACGCCGACAGCGGTACCGGCCACGGAAGCCGAAGCGCCACCAGTTCTCACGACAAGCGAGGTGCCGGGGGCGATTTCGAGCGGGTCGGTGCGCTCGATGTCCACCACGTCCTCGATAACCTCATCCCAGACCATGGGGCCGTTCTGATGATTGACCATGCTGGACTTGAGCTTTCCTTCGGGGGTGGCGTCGGTCAATCCGGTGATGGCGGCGGGGCCGATACGGATGAGCGCCACGGACTGTCCAGCATTTCCAGCCCGTCGGGCGGGGATTCCGGTAGTTGCGGCATTTGCTGTACCGGCGGCGGCGGTTCCGGTCGCTCGGTTCACGGCAAGCTGAATCCTGGTCGCGGCGGCAGTGCCGGAAAAGCCAGACCGAAGACTTAGGCGCTTGATGTACAACGGCTTATCCTGGGCACCAGCGGCGGTCGCTGGA